CCGCTGCTAATGGATCTGGTGTTTGATATGCTTTACTATGAAAGCCTTTATCGTTATATACAAAAAATTCTTTTATAACTTTTACTACTGTATATCCACCCTTAACTCTTTCTTTTTTAGTCTGTCTTACTTTTCTTATCTTACGTGGATCAATATATCTCAGCTCTTGTATCCCTTGCTCTACGTCGGTCTCATCAACTACTGCATGAAAGTATAACCTTCCATCAACGTACCACTTACGGAAGAGCTCATAGCCTGATTGAGTTAAAAATAATAACTCGCAAGTCTTCTTAAACTCGTCTTTAATACGCTTTTTAATTGATATAGAAAGGTCTAGATTATCAAGATTGATATCTACTACTGGTTGTGTCGGATCACTAATGATTGTCTCATTAATTATATCATCAATAGCGTGTTCAACTTCAGGTTGAAGAGCCATTTTTCTGTAACGAGTAACTAGCTCTGCTTCGTTCTTAGCAGTGCCTTCAAGGTCCACATAGGTACCATACATCCCACCGGATGTCGTTACGTTGACTGCCCCGTCATCGTACTGTGGTGTTACAAAAGATTGAGCTTTAGATTCAGGTTTCCCTTCATCTGCTCGTTTGATTTCAAATCCGAATAATTGAGCCATTTAGAATCTCCATAATGAATATAGCAGAGAAGCGGACAGAAGTCCGCTCTCTTTCAAATATTTATGTGCCCGCGCTACCAGTAACACCGCTAACAGTCCAGTAATCATATTGAAATGAAATGTCAAATTGAGCTATTTCATCAACAGATTCCCAGCTTAACGGAATCTCAGTAATGTCTGTTGGGAATATTCCTACAAACTTATACTCTCTTATTGGTACACCAGTTTTAGAGAATTGAGTTACTGTTGCATCAGTCTTATATTCTGATGGGCTAGCTTCTCCAAACTCTCTCAAGTTACCAACATGGCTATTAATTGCGTGTGACCACTCTTCCATAGCGTTTCTGATTAGAAAATCTTCATCGTTGATGACTGTAACAGGCCATGGAGCAAATACCCTATTACCAGCAACTTTAAATTTTCTACCAAAATATGGAACCTCTACAAGACCCAGAGATGAAGCTGGAAGTTGTGAAGCCTTTACCATGAAAGGAGTTTTAAGATCCCCAGCACCATTAACAGGATTATTAATCCTCACTTGGAACAGGGAAGGACGTGCACCGCCTAATACTAGCTGCGATCTAATTTCATTTATATTAAATGCCATCTCTCTTTACTCCTTAAAATTTACCAACTACTTCTGAGAACTCAACCCCTGACCTTACGGCTACAAAGTTAAGTTGTATAAAGTTAATTGATTTAGCAGGCTTGACATATATATCACCTACAAATTCGTTTCTATCTATTACTTCTCCAGTATTGTTTGAATCGTCACAAACAACTTTAAAGTCGTATATACCTCTTCGTCCTTGTACATCTCTTAAGAATGGTTCAATTAGGTTAACAAACTGAGCTCTTGTAAACTCATCATTAAATTCAAATAATGAGAATTGAGCTGCATTACTAATAGCTTTCTCTAGTACTATGAATAAACGTCTTACGTTAATTCTATCAAAAGCACTTGGTTTAGCTAGTAATGTTTTGTCACCGAATAGAACTGTTCCTTGTCCTGGGAATGAAACAACTGGGTTAACACCTGACTTATAGAGTTGATCTCTATATGCTAGTCTAGGATTGAATGCTAGTTTAACAACATTCTTAATTTGACCTCTATTGAATCCTCCTGGGGAGAACCATGCATCTCTTTCACCATCAGTTCTAGCACAAAGACCAGCAATGTCACCATTCAATGGTACGTATCTATATACGTCACTGAACTTATCGTATTGATATTTGTAACCGCTATCTAAGATACCATATGATGAAGATCTAACAGAGTTTTTAAATGTAACTACGTTATCTGTTTGTGATGATAAGCTTGTTACGTTTACTACATCAGCTCTATCTGGAGAACCGAATACAACGCAATCCTTTCTTACTTCACAAATATTATCTATGATATAGTTAAGTAGACCTTCTCCATTAGTTCCACCAACTGCTTTACCAGTTAATAGTAATGAAATATCCACATCAGCTGAATCGGAGAACATATCATAACCTACGGCTAAATCTCCTAGACTAACTGCTGACTCAGCATTTCCGTCTGCACCACCAGAAAAGTCATACTTTCTTGGTAACGCTGTTGCTAGAGCAGCCATAGCTGAACCTAATCCTGAAGTTACAGGATTTTTAACTACATAGACCCAATTAGATGAATCATTTAATTTATCTAACCAGTATAGTGATTCACCAGATTCGTTTTTAGCATCTGTTGCTCTTGAAAGGTTTGACCACTTCTCTATAATTGTACCTTTAGTACCTGTAATATCTCCATTACCGTCTATTACAACGACGTGAAGTTCATCACCTGTACCACCTTTACCTTCTACATAAGCTGAAGTACCTGGAGCTGCATCAAAGTTATCTAAGTAACCCCATTGTCTCTCTAGTACAGTTTCTGCTATAGTTGATGATAAAGTATATCTGTTTTCGAATGTTATTATTCTTGTGGCGTCAAAAACCGCTCCACCTACATCGGTGAATACGTCTGAACCACTTGCTGCGATTGATTTAACTTGTAGTTTTTGCTCACCAATTACGGTGTTGCCTACGTTAATTAAATCCCCTACCTGTATATCGTTTACTACTTCGTCTAAATAAGCTGTAAGTTGAGCATTAGTAATACTTGATCCAGAGGCAATAACATTTAGGTTAGCTGTTAAGCTTCCTGTTCCTATAGTTAAAGATCCAGAAGTAATGTGAGCATTAGTTCCGCCTGAGGCAGCATCTATTGTCACTGTACTATTGAATGCAGCGCTTGAATCACATAGTTCAACTTTTAATCCATTACCTTTAAGGCCTGGATACTTAGCTGCTAAAATATGATCAGCGTGAGCTGAATAGCTCGCTGCATCAAAATCAACTTTATTCTTAATTAGTACGCCTGAGGTGTCACCACCGCTTCCTGATACGATACCTGTAGAGTTTAGGGCAGCACTTGAAACTGTTCTGACAACATATAATTTATTGCCATAGTTTAAAAAGTTTGATGCGGTAAAGAATGTTTCGAAATTAGATGCTGTTGGTTCACCAAAACGTGATACTAAAGAAGTTTCGCTATCAACGAGAACTCTTTGCTCAACAGGACCCCACTCAAATACACCAGCTATTGCACCTTCCGTTGTGGAAACTGCAGGCACTACTGTAGTTAAGTCGACTTCGCTAACATTTACACCGGGACTGACTTGAAATGCCATCTTATGCTCCTATATTAAAAATTCAAATAGTTTGAATATATTTATTAAAACCTAGGGTTAGAAAACTACCAGCTCCCCTCTTGGAGATAACCATCAGCTACCTGATCAAAACCATCTTCAACAAACCCAAATGGAAGCATATCTTCTTCTATCATTTTTGCGTGTTGATCTTGTGTATGTTTTCTAACATCTGTTTGTGTTAATTCTTTAAAATAATCTTGAATGCTCAACCAACCAAATAATACTAAACACATTACCAAGTCATCATGACAGCCACCTTCGGCTTCATATGATTCACCTTTTTGAGCAAAATGAGTAAGCTCTTCTAAAATTTTATAATCAGTTATAAAGAGACTATCATTTTCTATTAATGTCTTTAGATTTAGGCATCCTGTTCTTTTGACTTGCTTAGTTG